CAGTTACTGTTTGGCCTACGCCAGATGACTCTACGCCTTATGAGTTTGTGTATTACAGGATGCGCCGCATTCAAGACGCAGGCTCTGGTATTCAGATTGCAGACATGAATTTCCGCTTTCTTCCCTGTGTAGTGTCTGGATTGGCTTACTACATAGCGATGAAGGTTCCTGAATTGATGCCACGCATGGACATGTTGAAACAGGCATACAACGAGCAATTTGATTTAGCTGCTGGTGAAGATCACGAAAAAGCACCGCTGCGGTTTGTGCCACGGCAGATGTTTATTGGCGGGAGCACTTCCTAATGGCTAAACAATATAAAAGCGTACTTGAAAAATACAACAAGAGCTTAAAGCCTCGCCGTCTTCCAACAGCAGAGGAAGAGGCGATTGAGCCTGTATATCCAGAAGAATATTTGATGGGTGGCCCCGGCAAGTTTGCTGCGTCGGGTCTTAGGTCAAGTGCAGAAAAAGCAGCGGCTAAAGCAGAGCAGCGGGAGCGTATTGCCAATATCAAAATTGGTGAAAAAATTCCTGCGCCGTGGATTGAGGCGGCAGATAAAGCCGTGAAAGATAGGTTTTATAAAACAAAATGGGGCCAAGCAACCTACGAAGATTTGCGCAATAAAGCTGAACAAGCCGCTAAACAGCGGAGCAAACAAGACGTAATAGATCAAATTGAGAATTCCGGCAAAAGAGCTACTAAAAACTTTTATGGTGAAGCTGGAGCACACATAGGCGGCGCAATGGCGGATGAAAATCGCAACGCTGCCGGTGACACCTACAAAAAAGGTGGCAAGGTTTCGGCCTCTTCCCGTGGTGATGGCATAGCCCAGCGCGGCAAGACCAAGGGGAGATTACTCTAATGGGTAATACTTACGCCTCTGGTCGGATTGCAATTGCTGAGTGTGATCGGTGTGGTCAACAGTACAAACTCAAAAAGCTTAAGACAGAGGTCATAAAGACCAAACGGTATGAGTTGAAGGTTTGTCCTGAGTGTTGGGATCCAGATCATCCGCAGTTGTTGTTGGGTATGTATCCTGTAGAAGACCCGCAGGCGCTTAGAGGGCCTCGCAGGGACACTACATATGTGACGGCTGGTGTGAATGGTTTGCAGCTTACTCAAGATGGTTTTGGTGGGTATCCTACTGGCGGCTCAAGAGACATTCAGTGGGGATGGAATCCAGTGGGTGGAGCAAGAAATTTTGACAACGAGTTGACTCCAAATTACTTGGTGGCAACGACAAGTGTTGGTACAGTTACGGTAACTGTTTCTTAGGAGAAAATGATGGAAACAAAAAAAATGCGCGGTATTGCAAAGTCTGAGGCAAAAAGAGCCGTAAAAGGCCATGAATCTTCTATGCACGGTGTAAAGAAAATGGCAAAAGGTGGTAAAACCAACATGCAAATGAAAGAGCTTGGTCGCGGTTTGGCTAAAGTTGCCAATCAGAAGAAGTCTTCTTTCACATACAAGCGCGGAGGCTGATATGGGATACAGCAAAAAGATGATGGGTAAAGAGGTGGGTGATGCCGCCACTTATGCTGCGCCGCACAATATGAAAGGCAAAGCTGTTGGAATCGCTTCCAATCCCGGCAAAGAACCTAATGGCAGTATGCTTAATACAGTTGACATGAGTGTTGGTGCTTACAGCAAATCTGCTGGTAATAAGCCAGTCAAAACAAGTGGTATCAAAATTCGTGGCACTGGCGCAGCTACCAAAGGCGTGATAGCAAGAGGCCCAATGGCATGAATTACGCTGAACTTGTCATTGCTGTTTCTGACTACTGTGAGAACACGTTTCCCACGGTAGACATGAACATTATGATTAAGCAGGCGGAGCAGCGCATTTACAACACTGTTCAGATTGCAAACTTGCGTAAAAATATGACTGGTACTGTTACCACTGGTAACCCGTATCTGTCTGCGCCCGAAGATTTTTTGTCTGCTTATTCATTGGCTGTGATTAGCGGAGGCGAATATCTTTATTTACTCAATAAAGATGTGAACTTCATGCGAGAAGCTTATCCAAATACGGCTGTTGCATATCGTGGCAAACCAAAACACTATGCTATTTTTGGCCCTCAGTCAAATGCAGTGACTGAGCTGTCTTTCATGCTTGGCCCAACACCCGACACAACGTATTCGGTAGAGCTTCACTTCTACTACTATCCTGAGTCTATCGTCACTGCTGGTACTACTTGGCTAGGTGATAACTTTGATTCTGCTCTTTTGAATGGGACGATGGTAGAGGCTATTCGCTACATGAAGGGCGAGCCAGATTTGGTTAAGTTTTACCAAGATATGTATCTTCAGTCGATTGCTCTGCTCAAGAATTTGGGTGACGGCAAACAACGCGCAGATGCGTACAGGGATGGACAAGTCAGGACACAAGTTCAATGAGTATTGTTCAAACACAAACCACATCGTTCAAAGCCGAGTTGTATCAAGGCATTCACGATTTGACAACAGATCAGATCAAGATTGCTTTGTATACGGCAAATGTAGATTTGAACGAGGCTACTACCGTTTACTCATCTAACAATGAGGCCAGTGGTGGTAACTATGTGGCCGGTGGCTTGGTTCTTACACCTATCACTGTAAACAGTTCGGGATATACGGCGTATGTTGGATTTCCAAATGCGTCATGGACTGGTGCAATAACTGCAAGGTGTGCGTTAATTTATAACGCCACTCAAGGCAATAAATCTATTGCTGTTTTGGATTTTGGATCAGATAAAGTCACCACGGCAGGTGGAACATTTCTCATAACGATGCCAGCAAACACGGCAACAGAAGCACTTATCAGGAGTTCAAATTGATCGTTACAACAACCAAAGGTGACATGGATGATTCTTTGCTAGAAAAGCGAGAAGGCACTGTGGACAACGATAATGAATTGACCACTTGGGTGGAATATTGGTTGGACGGAGAACTTGTCCACCGTTCTGCACATGTGACTTTGAAAAAAATGCCGCCTATTGGCGGTGAAGCAGCTTCAATCGGCTAAAGGAGAATTAAAGTGGCAAATACTCAATCAATGTGTACCTCTTTTCTGGGTGAGGTTCTTACCGCCACCCACAATTTCGGTACTGCGCCTGTACGAGCAACGGGCGCTACTGATACATTTAAAGCGGCTTTGTTTCTGACATCCGCTACCATAGATGCGGCTACAACCGCATACTCTACCAGTGGAGAGGTGTCGGGTACAGGCTATACCGCAGGCGGAGTGGTAGTAACTATGGGAACTCCTCCCACGGCAACCAACTCTTCGGCAACGGCGGGGGTGGCTTTTGTCACGCCTTCTGCGTCGATCACATACACCACGGTAACCTTAACCACGGCGTTTGATTGTGTTTTGATTTACAACTCAACACAAAGCGACAAAGCTGTCAGCGTCCACACTTTTGGTTCACAGACTATTACTGCGGGTACTTTCACTTTGACGATGCCTGCCAATACCACATCGACTGCCTTGTTGCGTTTAGCAACAACATAAGATCATGGCTGGATGGGGCGTTGGTGCTTGGGGCTTAGGTTCTTGGGGCAACGGCGAAACCATCCTCACTGGGAATGATGCTGTCGGTTTGGTTGGCACAGCCACCCCTAACATCACACTTTTGCTGCCAGGGATTCAGGCTAATGGTTCGGTTGAGGCTCTTTCGGTCATTAATACCAACGATGAAACTGGGAATGTAGCAACAGGATCAGCAGGGACAGTTTCACCGGATCGGAGTGTTGGGTTAAGTGGGGTTTTGGCTTCTGGAAATGTTGGAGATGTTGTTGAAACAAATAATCCAACAGAAGACGGCAATATTGCCTATGGGAATGTTGGCAATGTAGCAACCTCTTTTGTAGTTGCTTTGACTGGGGTTGCGGCAACTGGCGCTGTTGGTTCTGTTGCGCAAGGCATGGGTATTGCCTTGACTGGTAACGCTTCCAGTGGCGCTGTTGGCACTTTGTCCCGTGGGGAGACACTGCTTGCGCTTACTGGTAATGTTGCCAATGGTTTTGTTGGCACAGTGGATCACGGCAAAGAAGTTGCGTTAACTGGCGATGAGGCGGCAGGGGCAGTTAATACTGTTGTTCAAAGTACAGCGGTTGAGTTGACTGGAAATGAGGCTTACGGCTATCCCGGCGGTGTTATTGTTCCTCTGACCAGTAATCAAGCAAATGGCGCTGTTGGGTCTGTTATCACTGACCGAGTTATTGCTCTTACTGGAAACGTTTCCAGTGGCGCTGTGGGAACGCTGGGCAAAGGCGCAAGAGCATTTGGTTTAACGGGCAATCAGGCATTGGGATCGGTGGGAAGTGTGATTGCGGTTTATTGGAAGCTAATAGATGACAATCAGACCCCAAACTGGCAAAATATCAATAACCCGCAGACTCCCGGTTGGACGAGCGTTGTGAATGTAGAAACGGCGGATTGGGAAGAAGTTGTAACTTGAGGTAAAAAATGGCAACATCATATACATCACTATTGGGGCTGGCTCTTCCGGTTACGGGCGAGTTATCGGGTACATGGGGTACAACGGTAAACGACGAAATAACAGCATTGCTTGATTCAGCAATTGCTGGTACTACAACATTAAGTTCTGATGCAGACGTAACGTTAACCACCACTACAGGAGCAGCAAATACCTCTCGTCAGGCAATTATTCTTTGGACAGCGGGCGGGACAACCCTGCGAACAATTACCGCGCCAGCGCAGTCTAAGGCTTATGTCGTTATAAACAAGACCTCCAGCACTCAATCTATCAAGTTGGTAGGTGTTGGCCCGACAACCGGTGTCACGATCATTGCGGGTGAGTCTGCTGTTTGTGCTTGGAACGGTGTTGACTTCATCAAGACCAGTTCAACAATTGCAAACGCTGCCGGATCGAACACTCAGGTTCAATTCAACAACAGCGGTGTTTTAGGCGGCTCGTCCAATCTGACATGGAACGGCACTACGCTTGCGATTACTGGCGCACTGACCGCCACTGCAAACTCAACGTTTTCCTCAACTGGTGCGTTGACCATCAGCAAGGGTACGACGGGTGAGCGTCCTACAGCGGTTTCTGGGATGTTGCGATTCAATACCACTACGACTGAGTTTGAAGGCTACAACGGCACGGCATGGGCTTCTGTGGGCGGTGCGGCACTGAGCAACGATACCTCGACTGCAAGCAACCTTTTCCCGCTGTTTGCGACGGCTACAAGCGGTACAGCGTCTACATTAAATACCAGCAACGCCAAGCTGTTGTACAAGCCAAGCACAGGCGAGTTTCAAGCATCAGTTCCTGTTGCATTGAATGGTATTGTGGTGAACAGCCAAACCGTTGCGACAAGCTATACGATTGCCGCAGGGTACTCAGGAATGTCGGCAGGCCCCGTCACGGTGGCAAGTGGTCAAGCCGTGACAGTCAGTTCAGGAAGCAGGTGGGTAATTTCATGACGGCGTGTAGTGTTTATTGGATTCACCACCCTGACCACAGCGATATGCTGACTCAGGGATACATAGGTGTGTCTAAAAACATTAAGACTCGTTTTGCAAGCCATAAAAATAATCCACCAAACGAACACTTGAAAAAAGCAATAGTAAAGTATGGCTGGAATACATTAGTTAAAAAAGTGTTGCTCATTGCTGATGAAGCGTACTGTTTGATGATTGAGGCAAAACTAAGAGCGGCCAATCAAATTGGGTGGAATATTGTTGCTGGTGGTGGTATGCCACCAAGTTCTTTGGGTAAAGTTTTTGGCCCCATGTCAGAATCTACCAAGGCAAAATTAAGCGTTTCCAAAAAAGGTCATAGACACACGCCAGAAGTAGAAGCACTTGTTACGCAAAATTTGATTGTTCATGGTGCTAACACTCGCTTTCAAAAAGGTCATCCTTCATGGAAAAAAGGTAAACCAATTCTTCCTCATGTATTGGAGGCTTTAAAAAAAGCCAATGTCGGTAGAAAATTCACTGATGAACATAAAGCAAAAATTGGTAGTGCATCTCTTGGAAGAAAGATGACCGAGCATACAAAAGCCCAATTAAAATTGGCAAACATTGGAAGACCAAATGCCATGACAGGAAAGCACTTTCCAAAGATTGAATGTCCGCACTGCAAAAAAGTGGGTGGATTAACTGCTATGCCAAGATGGCATATGGACAACTGTAAATTTAAGGAGCCAACATGGCAGGAGTAATAATTTCGGGTGATACCAGCGGGGCAATAACATTGCAGTCGCCTGCTGTGGCGGGTACAAACACTGTTAATTTTGGTGCAAATACCGGCACAGCAATCTTAGATGCGAACACACCAGCCTTCCGTAACCGCATCATCAATGGTGCGATGGTGATAGACCAGCGTAATGCGGGGGCTAGTGTTACTCCTGCTGACCAACAATACACATTAGACCGCTGGGTTTATGTTGCAGACCAAGCAAGCAAGTGTACGATTGAACAAACTATTTCTGGTGTTAGTGCGCCAGCGGGATTTTCTGACTATCTTGGTGTTACATCAACAGCGACAACAACAATAACAACTAGCCAAGTGTTCGCAGTAGTTCAGAGAATTGAGGGCTATAACATGGCTGACTTTGCTTGGGGTACAGCGTCAGCGGCTACAGTTACTTTATCCTTTTGGGTGCGTAGTTCATTAACAGGAACTTTTGGCGGTTCTGTAGATAATGATGTTGATAGGTCTTATCCGTTCAGTTACACCATTTCTGCCGCAAATACTTGGGAACAAAAATCAGTAACTATTACTGGATGCACAGACGGAACTTGGGTAACAACAAATGGCATTGGGATAAATTTACAGTTTGCTTTAGGTGTTGGTTCAAGTAGGGCTGGAACTGCTGGTGCGTGGGCTAGTGGCACTTATTTTTCTGCTACTGGCGCAACCAATGTAATGGCAACAAACGGGGCAACCTTCTACATAACAGGCGTACAACTAGAAAAAGGCTCAACAGCAACGAGTTTTGATTACCGCCCTTATGGTACTGAGTTGCAGTTATGTCAGAGGTATTATGAAGTTCTTTACAATGATAGTTCTGCTGCTGGTATTTTTATTCTAAATTTTGATACTAGTGTTTTTAGGGGAACTTGGTATTTCAAACAAGAAAAAAGGGCTTCTGCAACAGTTGCTTTAGGCTCAGGTTCAAGTTGGGGTGGTGCAACTCCTACAATTTATGGTGGAATATCATCTGCAAGATTTGATACAACTACAGGTGCTTATTCTGTAGGAACGGCAAATGGTGTTTCATTAACCGCCTCTGCGGAGTTATAAAATGTATAAATTAGCAAAACCACCATTTCCTTTGCAAAATAGCATTTCTGTAATTCGTTTATCAGATGGCGCAAGCATCCCATTTGACCCCGCTAACACCGATTACCAGCAATTTTTAGCATGGGTGGCTGAAGGCAATCAGCCAGAACCAGCAGAGGAACAATAATGGCTAATGTAATAAACGCAACTTCTACTGGTAACGGGGGGCTGGTGTCGACGGGTGACGATTCGGGCATCCTAAACATACAGACAAACGAGACTACTGCGATTACTGTTGATGCTAGTCAGCGAGTTGCTTTTGTAGCGGGTACAGCGGCACTTCCAGCCATTACCACAGAGGGTGATACCAACACAGGCATCTACTTCCCTACGGCAGATACGATTGCTTTTACTGAGGGTGGTGCGGAGAGTATGCGTATCGACTCCTCTGGTAATGTGGGGATTGGTACTGCTAGTCCTAGTGTGAAATTAGATGTTTCTGGTTCAGTTCGTTTTGGTGCTACATCATCAAACAGAATTCTTTATCTTGGACAATCTTCACCTGCCGACAATGGTGCTGGTTCTTTAGAGTTTCAAGTATCAAATACTGTAAAAAATTGGGCAATTCGCACAAATAACAATGTAGCAGGCGCATTGGAGTTTTGTCCATCTACTGCGGCTGGCGGCACTACTTATACAACGCCATCTATGCTTATCAACTCCAACGGCAACTTGCTTGTGGGGACTACGACTCAAACAGCAACTCCTGTTCAAGGCGTAATTCTTGGTGGCGCTGATTCATCATCAGGTGTTTACATTGGTCATGCTAATGGAACATCTAGCGGTAACTATTACATGGCATTTAGTTACAACGGCTCTGCTATTGGTTCTATTACTCAAAACGGAACAACTAATGTTGCATACAACACATCATCCGACTATCGCTTAAAAGAAAATATCCAGCCGATGCAAAATGCACTGGCAACAATTTCTCAACTTAAACCAGTTACATACAAATGGAAAACTGATGGTTCTGATGGTCAAGGTTTTATTGCCCATGAACTGCAAGCAATAGTTCCTGATTGCGTAACAGGAGATAAAGACGCAGTAGACGCTGACGGAAACCCCGTTTACCAAGGTATAGACACATCATTCCTAGTAGCAACACTAACAGCGGCTTTGCAAGAGACTAAAGCATTGATTGACACACAAGCCGAAACAATCAACGCACTAACCGCCCGAATTGTGGCTTTGGAGCAAGCATGACTGTAATCATTGATGGAACGGCTGGTATCACATTCCCAAATAGCACAACCCAAGCGGTTGCTGGCGCGCCTTTAACTACACCATCGTTTACAACAACCATTGGCGTGGGTGCGGCAACTGCATCGGCAAGCGGTGCTGGAGTAACTTTCCCCGCAACCCAATCAGCATCATCTGACGCAAACACATTGGATGATTATGAAGAAGGGACTTGGACACCAACTGCCGCTTCTCAAACTGGTTCTATTACTTCATATACAAGCTCAGGAATATATGTAAAAGTCGGTAAGTTATATTTTATA